CCTTTTGTTTTATGTTTTTCAGAGTTGTAAGGATTGATTACATAATTATAATCTGCTTCGGATAGATTACCGTTGTAAGCATCATAGTATTTATGCATATGCGATTTGTGTTGACTAGAAAACTGAGTTCTGTCAATAAAGGCATTTATAGTTTTCTTCCCCCAATCTTTAGTTTTCCGACTTCGAGGAATCTTTTGCTTCGGAATTCTACTCATAGCTACAAATTACTGAAAAAATCTTCTATTAAAAAACGAATTATTAGATTCTTCATAATTATGTTCTATCTCTTTATTATAGAGATCTTTCATATGAAACATTCCTACAAGAAGAGCAGAAACACGGTCAAAGTTTCCTTTTGTGTTGTATTTTATTAACTCATCTATCAAAGCAATGTCATAAATATAATGTAAATTTAATTTTCTATCACCATCTTCTTGTGTTCCTCTTGGTGTTCTTAACCAATCACGTAAATATATTTCCGCTTGATTTTTTCTATGACTAGACCCCATAGACATACCATAAGTTCTATTTAGCTTACGTATACGTACACCATCTGTTTTATCAAACAATTCTGCTTCTGGTAACAAATAATTTAGAAGTCTGTGTCTTTTAGCGTAAGGTATTACTTCACCTCTGTCATTTTCAAACCCTATTTGTGCATTATAGTATTTTGCTAATAAAAATAAATTATAATTGTACTCATCTTGAGTTTCAGGTCTACCAACATAGGATGCAACAATCATATCATCAGGTTTGGAAAAATTATTTATTCTTTTTATAACATAAGCAGCTCCTAATGAAGCACCATAACCATCACTTGAATAAGGATCATGTACTATAAAATATAAATCATCAGGTATTTTTTCTTGTTTAAATGAGGGAGCTTGATACATAATTATACACCCTCTTACATCATCTGCTTTGTTATGAGGAAATTTTAAAACAGGTCTTGCTTTATCACTAGGTTTAAATTGTATACCTGTGGAGGTTTCTATCAATATTCCGTTTACTGCCATTTTTTTATCTAATCCTGTTCTCATTAAGTCGTTACGCCATGATACTAAAGCAGCTCCGGGAAACATATTACCTCTTTGCTGTAAAAAAGCTTCTCTAGGCATCCAAGGATACTCTGTTATATATTTATCTAAGGTACTTGCGTCTTTTGCTTCTTTTTTTAGTTGGTCTCTTTTAGCATCTTCTTCTTTTTTTGCTTGATCTGCTAAAGAATTACCATCTTTATCCATGTAACCTATTTTATTTTGGAATGAGGGAAAGAAAAACCCACATGTAGATCCTGTAGACCCTTCATCCCATATATTATCAAAGGGATACAGATCATAAGCTTCTGGGTTGTAAAACATAGACTCAAAATCAATTGTTCCACCTTGCATATCACCACCTGTACCAAATAAAATTATTTGACCCGTAACAATACCACCATCTTCAACACAAGGACGTGTTGCTAGATAAGATGCTTTTAAATTATCAAATGCTCCGCACTCTTCAAATATTACTAAGGATGCATCTTTACCTCTAGCAGCATCTGGGTTATCTTTAAACGTAATAGCCTCTACTTCTGATTTATATCCTTTTTCAATTGCTTGTTTATTAATATATTGTAGATAACTAGCTCTTTTATGGTTGATCTTATCAACAACTTGTCTTCTTTTCTGCCATCCTGTGTGTTCATTAAGAAAATTCATGTAATCAGTTACCATTGTCATAATTCCTTTCGGATATAGGTACTTTTTATCATGAGCACATAGCAATGTATAAGAATTACGTCTAGTATTAAATAAATTAGCAGCTATGGCAGCATTTTTGTAACTAAATCCCTTACGCCTAGCTTTTGCTACAATTAAATGTTTACCTTGTTCTGCAGATTTTTCTAATGCATGGAAGTATTGGTAATCACCATCCCAAAAATTAGGAAAAGAAACTGTTTTTAAACCAGCTTTACGTTCTCCCGTGGCTTCGGTTAGTTTAATTCTACAAAAGTTTAAATAAAAGTAATGATGTCCTGTAATTCTGGTGTCTCCTACAATGTATCCTTCTGTACATCGTCTTAATTGTTCTGACCAGTACTCATAGTAAGGAGCACTACCCACAGCATCCCCACAGTATACTCCCTCTTTTATAAATTTTGTAGCTGATTCGCTAAAGGCTCTTGTGTTTACCAGCATATTATTTTTCTAATCTCTCTGTACGAGTATAATCTTTTTTAACTACTTCTACTTGTCCGTCTTTTTTCACTCTAGATATAACTAAATAAAAACTTTGTCCATTTTCATATTGATGATGACAATAAGATTTTAATCCTTTTAAATCAGCTTCTTTTTCTATAGTACCACTAAAGTTTTTACCTTCATCGTTTTCATATACAAAATGAGCAGCTCCATATGGTACAAACTCTCCTCCCGTTTCATTATTATTATAATCTACATGTGTAGTACGTCCACATTGTGGACAAAATTTTTCAAACTCTACTCCATCGCTTTTTATCTCTGTGATTCTTAATTTGTGACCACAAAGACATTTTAATTTAGAATTTGTATTAAATTTTATCTTTGCCATTATTTCCAAGGTAGCATTGTCATGCCTATTTTATTTAGTATAAATTCCATTACAATTACAAAAGTAATTCCTCCTATTATTTGCCATGCCCAGAACTTCCAACCGGTTAGTCCTTCTTGCCATTTACGAAACTTACTTTGTTTTGCCCATTTATAAATTCCTAACTTAGAATTTATCTTATCAGCGTACCATCCTACATCAAATAGGTTTCCAAAAGCAATTAATATGTTTTTTATTTTTTTCATTAGTCTTCAAACATTCCTTTAGTTCCACCACCACGGATCTGTGCTTCATTTGCTTGTTCTTTCTTAACTTTCTCTTCTAATGAGTTTATTGTATCTATAGCTTTAGGTATTTCTGATGATACTTGTAATAATTTAGTTACATCTTTCATTATAGATCCAACATCTCTGTCTTCATCTCCATCAACAAGTTCTAAAGATATAGATATTTGTTCATTTAGTGCATCAATAACTTTTGCAGATGTAAGCAATCCTTCTTTAATTGCTTTTAAATTAGTTATGGCAGGGGTACGCTGCAACTCATTGTACTTGTCCATCCCGTGGAGGACGAATTGGGAGATTTGAGATTTATCGTCAATGTGTAAATCTTTGAGCAGTCTTTTAGTTCTTTCTTTCTCTGGGTATATAGAATAGGGAGATCTGTAGTCGCACATGAAGTAAATGTAGGATAGGTGCTTGTATGCGTTTCGTTTTTTTCTGTCTTTGTCATTAGTTATAATTTTTTTAAACTCCGGTATTAGTTTAGCTTCCGGATTTATTACTACTTGAAAATTGTCTTCTTTGAAAAGCTTCATCGTTTAATTTTTTTAGTCTGTTGGGATTTACATGGAATCTACCAAAGTATGAAAGTCTTATGCTTTCGAAAGCTCCTCTTTTCATAATTTTTTCTAAGTATTCAAACTGGGATTCACAGATTTGTTTTATTTCCTGTAAATCTCCTCCCATTTCTTCTTGTATCTCTTCGTAAATTTCTTGTTTTAACTTATTTTTTGCCATTATTTACTTTGTCTTCTATTTCTTTTTATAAAGTTACTAAATTATTTTTAGTCGTTTACTTAATTTCATACATAACTACTCCTCCTAATTCTTTTGCAATTATATCTGCATCTTGTTTAGAACAAGTAACAACCATTTTCTTAGGCATGGATATTTTGTTGGTAGACACTACATACCTAACCAGCGCGCCCTTGCCCCCTGTATTTTGATCCTGCATAATATTTACCATTTTTTTGATTTGTATTTTTATTTTTAGAATGGACTCCTGGTCTTTTCTTTCTAACCTTTTTATAATGTGTTGTTAAGTTATTTAGCTTTGCCATAAAAATTTATATAATCTTGTGGATTCATCCACATTCTTACAGTATAGGAATCTTCTTCTTCTATTTCTGCAAATATATCATGTTCAAAGTTCATTCCTTTTATATAAAATTGTTTACTTTGAAAATTTAAAAACTCAAACACATTCTCCAATCCAACAATACGTACATCAATAAAATAATCATAGTCCATCTGCGGTTTTAAATTCAAAAGTTAAAACTTTATTTGCTTTATAATTATAAACTAATGGATGAAACGTGTAACGTATTTTCTTACTAGGATCATATAGCAATACTTTTTTATCTTTTAAACTTTTAATAGAATTATTTAATACTGCTCTGCTCCAATTAAGGTGCTCAGCCGCTTTTAGTCTATTATCTTTAGAACAAGGATTATCTAAATCTAGTTTAAGGAATACCTCACAAACTTTAATTTCTGTTTGTGTCAATTTTAATATTCCGTTTATCGTGTTTAAATAATCTCTAAGGAATCTTCC